CGGCAGCATAGTTGCTTAGTGAATGTGTTCCGATCGGTGCAATTGCAGCAGTTGTACTGCCAATTGCAGCAGTGCTAATCAAGCTGGTAGCAGTTCCAGACGTGATACCGATAGTGGCAGCAGCAGTAGTCACTTCAGCATTGAATGCTACTGGTCGAGAGATGACCGTAAGCGTAACGCACCCACTTGCGGGAACCGTTGCGATTCGGTATGTACCTCCAGTGATAGCCGCAGAATTAGCAGCGATATCAGCGGCGGTAAGCCGAATGACATCAGTGTATGGACTTTTTTCGTTGTTTGATAATTTTGGCATAATAATATTCTTATTTTGTTATTACTAACTCAGTTGATTAGGCAGGATTGGTGATACCAGTCACTTTGCCAAAGGCTCCGGGGTGCTTAACGACAAGCGTTCCGGTCATATCCACATAGCCGCGAGGACCACCACCTTGGTCTTCAAGACGCTTGGAACCCATTGGGATCAGCGTGTTGAAGCCGAGATACTTTGGATTGATGATGTAACCTGTACCAGCAAGTGTGCAAGCAGGATTAGCATTGACGATCTTGAGCATGCCAAAATCAGAGTCGTATACACTAACAGAAAGCGTGATTTGCTTGCTGGTTGCATCTTGCATGACGGTGTACACATTGTCGGTGCCAGCGGCCTGATTTGCACGGGTGAAGTTGCTGATCGTGCGACGAACAGCGGTACCTGCAACAAGAGTCAGTGCATTCATTTCGCCGTTTTGGGCGAAGATCGATGCAAGAATCGTGTTGAGTTTAGCTTCCGTCAACGAGGTGTCAATCGATGCTGCTGGGGTACGATACGCAAGAGGAATTGCAGTCGTGCCGTTGTTGATCCAAGCACCGAGACCACGCATGGTGTACGGAGTGCCAGCACCATTTTCAACGGTGTAGTCCTGCGTGCCAGAGATAGTGGCTTCTACGTTGCGCTTAACCTGTTTAATCGATTTCACTTCAGCCTGTGCGAAGTCCGCAGGACCGACCGAGCTGACAGCTTGTTGCAAGTTCGAGACGAGATAATCGTCGCGGAAGGTTTGCACATAGTTGCCGAGACGAGCACGATTGCTGAATTGATTGGTGAACGAGGTTACGTCGGCACCTTCAGCGATACCTGTAGTAACAGGAGCTGAAAGGACATCGACAGTCCACTCGGTAAACGTCGAATTTGATTTACCCTTGGAGCACAAGGAAAGCAAAGGCGTTTGTTCTGGCGCGAGGATGGACAGCTCGGTGCTGAGATCTTCGCGATTGGAAACGGCGGATCCGGTAACCGTCTTTGCAGCCGGGGCGGTTGGTTGGTATGTGTTGGAAATAGCCATAATGGTATTTGATTTGTGTTAGCTGAGACGTGCAACTCTTGCCGCAATCCAGTCGTTCTCTGAATGAGATTTTTGAAACTTCTGATATTGTGAATCAGCCGCCTTCTTCGCAGAGCGAGGACTGCTCTTCGCCGCTCCGACACCAAACGGAGTCCCTGATACTTTTGATCGGGAGGTTTCCGTCGTCTTCGCACGATTCACGGTCTTCGCTGACCTCTGCATTGATTTTGCGGCGTGTGCCAGAAGGTACGCGAGTTGCGGCGCGATGTCTGGAACACGGAGTTTTACTTGAGCAACGAGCGGGTCCGCCATCATTGCGTTGAACTGTTTGACCAGCGAGGATTCCTCGTCGGCAAACTCAGGGATCTCCTGCGGAATCAAACTGCCAAGGTGAGCTTCCAGTGCGACGCGCTGTTCGCGCTTAACAAGCTCGGCTTGCTGTGCTGGAAGGTACTTGACCAGAGATTCCCGGGCGTTCCTATTAGCCTTCTTGATTTCACGCTTGGTAAACTCCCGGTCGCCGATGACGATGATGTCATCCAATCCGTAGTCTTCGTGCTCGTCCAAGATGTGATCCGTGTCCTTGGCCACCTTTTCCATCTCCTTGACCTGCGCCTTCAGCTCGTCAACCGTCGTGATTTCTCTGAACGGATTTTCTTCTGATGGCACTGGGTCATATTGAGGCTGTGCTTCAAGTTGACTTTTCAATTGCTCCTCAAGGGCTTTTTTCTGAGCGGTCAACTCACCTACACGGTGCAGCAAACGGCTCTTTCCCTTTTTGGCCAATTCTTGGATTTGCTCAGTCGTGAGATTAAGCAGATCTAGTTCTTCGCTTTCTTCCTCAGCTTCCTCCGATTGATCGTCTTCGTTCGTCTCGACATCGTCAACGTCCTGATCGTCTTCGATCAAGTCGTCATCCCCATCAAGATCGTCTGAACGATCATCTTCGTCTTCTGATTCAGTATGCGCCCCGATTCGTTGAGCTACAAGCTCCTCGAATGAGATATTGTCTGACACTGGTGTATCTGCCCCAGCGGTGGCATCGGATTGCGTATTTTTCATAAAATCACCATTTGCGCTCGGCGGTAGCGTTAGCGATATGTATTACAGTAATACTGACGAACGTCAATCAGCACCGTAAGCACACATCAAGATTATTGTTCTGCTGTGCTCATCAATTCGATGATCTCAGACAGCGTTGAGATGCTCCCGGTGATCTTCATCACTTCATTGGAGTCGGTTGCTTGGCGTAGGTCCATGAAGAATCGTTCGCGCTCGTCTCTGATAAACTCAAGGATTACCTTGAATTCATCGCGGTCGGAAAGGATCTGGATTGCTTCTGCTACGGTTTGTTTTGGGAATTCAGTCGTCATTATTTTCTTCGGTTTCGTCATAGCTAAAAAGGTCGATATCATTCTTGATTTCGTGAATGATCATCTCTAACGCACCAATCAAGAAGAAGGCATCCAAGTCGAATTCATCGACCAGATGGTCAATGCGCTTTCGCACCTCGGCAAGGAATGCCTTTTCCTGAAGTTCTCGGCGCATTTTTTACTGCTGCATTCCTTGCGTCTGCATTCCGCCCATTTCGGCAGGTGCCGTTCCGATGCGACCGATCTGCGCGTTCTGCATCTGCTGCATTTGGAACTGGTACTGCTCGGCGTACTTCTGGAGACGCTGGCCGAATGCCTCATCACTCTGGGCACGCTGGGCAACGTCAGGCTGCTGGACGTATGCTTCAAGCATCTGCATGGCAATCTGGGCACCATTCGGACGTGCTGGAACCTCGATTCCTGCGTAGATTTTCGACAGGTCATCGGTCACATCCTTCATCACCTTCTGCTGTGCCTCCTCGGCAGGCTGCAAGACGTAGTCGGCGAACATCGGGTTGATTGCCTGTGCGGAGAATTCCAAGAGCTTGTCGGTGTCCAGACGACCATTGCGGTCGAATTGCAGCAGGCTGACCATATTCTTCAACTGGGTCTCGGCCACCTCTGGGTCGCTCGACTGGGTATCAAATGATACCACGATTGAGAAATTGTCGTCGGGCGATCCCTTCTGCATGATCTGGCCGTTGGGGTTTCCGGTCACTTGGAAGAAGATCTCGTCCGGGCCAAGGCGTTGGTACAGCTTCCACGCCATCGTCAGCACGTCGCGGACGTGGTCGAGGAACTTATTGATGAAGAACTGCTGCTTGATCGTTGCGAGCGGATTGTCGAGGTCGAGGCCAACAGCTCGGTCGGCCTGCACCTTCATCGCCATCTCAATCTCCATCGACCCAGAATCCAATGGTGGCACCGGACCGAATGCGATCTCACCAAGGCGACGGTATGGAACACGTCGTCCCGGACCCCAGTCGGACGGTGGACGACCGGCTGGGTGCATGATTGGTGGCAGTGTGGCAAGCGATGCACGGTCGATTCGCGAGTCACGCTCGGTCTTGATCTGCATCTGTGCTCCCCGGAGGATCTCTGGGAAGCTGTCCACCTCGTACATCCGCTTCTGGTCGTTGCTCAGGCGGGTAACCACGAACGGGTAATCGTCCATGCCGTTGCACAGTTCGTGCTTGGCGTAGCCTTCAGAGTCCGGGTGGAAGATGGTGCAGTAGATGCCCTCACTGCCGTCCTCTTCGTCGATCAGACGCTGATACGCATAGACGACCATGACAAGTTGGTTCTCATCGATGATTGGCATGATCGACGACCGCTTCATCTTCTCACCGTCGTAATACATCGAATCGTTGCCGCGAAGCGTGTCGATCGCGTTGTCAACCCACTCTTCGTCCCAACCTTCGCTGGTGACTTTCTTCTCGAGTTCCTGAGCGGTCAGGAAGCACCGCCAGAAGATCCATGGCGACCGCTGCGGGTCTGAGACGTAAGATGGAAAGATAACCTCACCGTCGGGGGCACAGGCGTAGGCGACCGGGCAATCGACAGACTGCCGCGGCGCTGGGATTTGTGTCTCGCCCTTGGTACGAAGCTCTTTGATGCACTTCTTGGCACGCTTATCGGAGAGCTTTGGGAACGCCTGTTGGAGGATCGTCATCACGACCTCGTCGTTGGTCTCGTCGAGAATCACTTCGATCAGGTCTGGCGACTGCTGTGCAATCTCGTCCAGAGTCATCGGCTGCAAGTAAGTGCGCGATTCGCGCTTCCATCCAACGTATGTGACCATCAGTCCCTTCTCAAGCAGGTAGTTCGCACCCTGCTCCATCTGGTTTTTGAAGTCTGGAATGTACGACGACTTCATCCATTTCAAGAATGACGAAACGACCCCGGCGCGTGACATCGATGCCATCGACGTTGGGAATGCCTTGATGTGCGACCGTTGCAGTGCTTGGTCGAAGATCGAGATGTAGGTATTGATGCGCTCGCCGATAACGTTGACCTCTTGATCGGATGCACCTTGCCACGGGAATGCCGTGGACCCTGATTTGCGAAGGTCTTGAGTTTTGCCGTCCCAGATATTGCGACGATCGTTGTAGCTTCTCAGACAGGTGTCGAAGTAGGTGTCGAGATCTGCCAGCGTCGATTGATAGGCGTATGTGAGTGAGTTGATATCAGGCACTTCTGATGCGTAGATCAGTTCTTCACCCTCGAGTGATTCGTTGGACATGTCGTCGTTTTCTTTTTTCATTGTGCCACCTTAAATTTGTTTTCTCCGATCTCTTCTGCTCGCACTACAGTGATCTTGCGACCAACTGAATTTTCACGATAACGAGGCATGAAGATCTCAATTTGAATTCCTTCAAGCGATCCGTACACAAATCTGGGATTTGGTGCAAGTCGCGTCACTCGCGCCTCAAACTTTTCTGGCTCAACAACAATAGGTTTGCTGTCATCGTCGTTATTGATGACGCTATTGATGATATCCTCTGCTTGCTTTTTAGTTTTAATAGCCACCTGTTCCGTATGTTGTAACTTTAATCTCCGAACCGTCAACGTGATCGATGCCAGCAATAGCAGCATATCTTAGCACGTCAATAGGATCCTTCCATGCCTCTTTGAGACCTTGTTCACCTGTGTATTCGCTCAGTGCGTGAATGATGTTCTCGCACTCGCTCGAAATGTAGAACCGAGGACGATTCACACCATCAATCGGCTTGCTGGTGTCCCATGACATTTTTGAGATCAATGCCTGTAGACCGTCGTCGATCTCAAGGCCGGGTGCTGGAATAAAGATCATCTCCTGCTCGGCTAGGTCTTCGATGATCGAGGACGCTCCGTCGGCGGCTTGATACTTGGCTGCACCGAGACGGGGATCGATCAGCCGCTCAAAGATCTC